TAGAAAAACTTGATGAAATGGAGACAAAACTCAACGAGCAAATTGAGAAAAACGTTTCCCTTAACAAGCGTCTCGCAGAGTCGGTTGCTGATGGAATCTTTGATCAGGTTTCTGAGGGTCTAGCACTTTCTCAGAAAGACAAGCTCGCTTCACTTTCCGAAAGTGTTGAGTTTGAAAGTGAAGAAGAATATCGTGAAAAACTGGAGACATTGAGGGAATCATATTTTCCTTCAAGAGTAGTTTCTCCTTCTGCTAGAACTGAAACCCTGTCTGAGGGTGTAGATCATGCCCAGGAAGATGTTTCTGGATCAATGGCTGCTTATCTGAAGACTCTTTCAGCATTTAGCAAATAATTGAATTTAATATAATTCAAACCCAAAAAACAAACACTTAGAAAAAGGTAAAAGCAAATGTTCCAATCCGAGCATCTGCAGGAAAAGTGGGCACCTCTCCTCAATCATGAGGGTGGAATCAAAGATTCTCATCGTAGAGCTGTAACCGCTGTCCTGCTCGAAAACCAAGAAAGATTTTTAAGAGAGCAAACTGCTTTCGATAACGGTTCCATGAATATGCTCATGGAGTCACCAACCAACAGCGGTAATGCTGCTGGTGCTAGTGGTGCATTCGGTGGCGGTTCTTCCGCTGGTGGTCCTACCGCAGGTTTCGACCCCGTACTGATCAGCCTAATCAGACGTTCAATGCCTAACCTGGTCGCTTATGACCTCGCAGGCGTTCAACCAATGACCGGTCCTACTGGACTGATCTTCGCAATGCGCTCACGCTACGCTTCACAGAGCGGCAACGAGACCTTCTTCAACGAAGTTGATACTGCATTCTCTGGTCAGGATGCTGGATTCAACATCGCTGGTTTCGGTAGCACCGCTGCTGGTATCGGCACAACTGTTCAAGCAGGTTCTAACCCATCTGTTCTGAACCCAACCTCAACCGCAACCAACACCGACTATAACGTTGGTCAAGGTATGCCTACAGGTGATGCAGAAGCACTTGGCGATTCTGCAGGTAACTACTTCAACGAGATGGCATTCTCAATCGAGAAAGTCACCGTTACCGCTAAGTCAAGAGCTCTGAAAGCTGAGTACTCATTAGAACTCGCTCAAGACCTTAAGGCAATCCACGGTCTGAATGCTGAAGCGGAACTCGCAAATATTCTCTCTACTGAGATTCTTGCTGAGATCAACCGTGAAGTTATCAGAACCATCTATAAGGTTGCTGAACAGGGTGCTGTACAGAACGTTGCAACTCCTGGTATCTTTGACCTAGACGTTGACTCCAACGGTCGTTGGTCAGTTGAGAAGTTCAAGGGTCTTCTGTTCCAGATTGAGCGTGATGCTAATGCAATCGCACAAAGAACTCGTAGAGGAAAGGGCAACATCATCATGTGCTCTGCTGACGTTGCTTCAGCACTGACCATGGCTGGTGTTCTTGATTACACCCCCGCTCTGAACGCAAACCTTCAGGTTGATGATACTGGCAATACCTTTGCTGGTACTCTGATGGGCAAATTCCGTGTATACATTGACCCATATTCGGCTAACCTCGCAGCTAACAACAGCGGTCTCGCACAAGGTACTAACCAGTACTACGTTGTTGGTTATAAGGGTTCTTCACCTTATGATGCAGGTCTGTTCTATTGCCCATATGTTCCTCTCCAAATGGTTCGTGCCGTTGGTGAGAACAGCTTCCAGCCCAAGATTGGCTTTAAGACCCGTTATGGTCTTGTTGCTAACCCATTCGCTGAAGGCACCACTCAAGGTCTTGGCGCACTCAAGATCAACAGCAACCGCTACTACAGAAGAGTTGCTGTTAAGAACCTCATGTGATCCATTTCACATAAACTTCAAGGGACCCTTAGGGGTCCCCTTTTTTTATCTAAATAGTTCAAAAAAGATGGCAAGAGGATCAGACGTAGAGAATAGAAACTTTCTATCACCTACTGGTTTTAAATTTATTCTTAAAAGATCTCCAAAGGTTGCTTTCTTTTGCAATGAAGCAAATATACCAGATCTAAATCTTTCTATTGCAACGCAACCATCAAGACTTGGTAGAGACATTCCACAACCAGGGAACAAAGTAGACTTTGGCGATTTAAATCTAAGATTTATGGTTGATGAAGATCTTGGAAACTACATGGAAATTCAAAGGTGGATAAGAGGTTTAGGATATCCGGAGAGTTTAAATGAGTTTCGTGATTTGGAAAATGAAAGAATAATCCAAACCAACTACGTGAACGACAATCAAGATATCTACTCGGATGGAACCTTACAGGTTTTGAACAGTAACATGGTTTCGAACTTCCAAGTATTTTTTAAAGATTTATTTCCATATTCTCTGGGGACATTGACATTTGATGCTACAATGACCGACATACAATACTTTACAGCAGACGTAAGTTTCAAGTATACTATCTACAATATAACCGATTTATCTGGCAATCCTTTATGAGTATTGATCTTGATACTATTCAAGAAATGTGGGAGAAAGATTCAAAAATAGATATGGACAATCTCCATACCGAATCTGCAAACATCCCCGTTCTTCATGCAAAATACTTTGATTTGTATAATACTATTTTCTTACTAAGAAAAAAAGCGGAGCAACAGAGAAAAAATATTCGTCACGAAAGATATGAATATTATTCGGGAAAAGCAGATCCAGAAACTTATGTAGAAGACCCGTTTCCTAAAAAGATTCGTGACAAAGATACGATGCAAAAGTATCTTGATGCTGACGAAAAACTTTCAACGGTCTGTTTGAAAATTGACTACTACGACACAATGCTCGTTTATATTGAAAGCATCCTGAAGATGATTCAAAATAGAACGTATCAGATTAAAAACTCTATAGAATTCATGAGATTTAACGCTGGATTGGGGTAAATAAATATTCATAGATGAATGGGTCATCGTGAATACAACCGATCTTGTTATTTCCAAATCAAACGAAGTTTTTTTAAAAATCAATACAGAACCTCATATTGAATATGAACTGAGAGATCATTTCAAGTTTGAGGTTCCCAATGCAAAGTTCATGCCACAGTATCGTGGCAGAAACTGGAATGGCGAAATACATTTATTTGATACGAGATCTAAGCAGATTTATGTGGGTCTCTTAGATAAGATTGTCAATTTTTGCAATCAATACGGATATACTTACAAATTTGAAGATAACAAATTCTATGGAACTCCATATGAAGAAAATGGGGAGATTTCATATGAAGGAGTTAAGGGATATATGCAATCTATTTGCTCTCATACTCCACGTCAATACCAAATTGAGGGAGTATACGATGCACTAAAGCATAATAGAAAACTTCTGATATCACCGACTGCCTCAGGAAAATCTCTGATGATTTATTCTCTCGTGAGGTATTATGTAGAAAGGCAGTTAAAAATCCTTTTAGTTGTTCCAACGACCAGTTTAGTCGAACAGATGTATAAAGACTTCCTGGACTATGGTTGGGATGCTGATTCATATTGTCACCGTATTTATTCGGGTAGAGAAAAAACAAATGAGTTTCCAGTTACGATTACAACTTGGCAATCAGTATATAAACTAGAACGTTCATTTTTTGAAGATTATGATGTAATTATAGGAGATGAAGCTCATTTATTCAAGAGCAAATCTTTGATCGAGATTATGACTAAGCTTCATCATGCAAAATATCGTTTTGGTTTTACTGGAACTCTAGATGGCACTCAAACTCACAAATGGGTTCTTGAGGGATTGTTTGGACCTTCTTATAAAGTAACAAGAACTGATGAGTTGATGAAACAAGGTCATTTATCGCAACTTGATATTCAATGCATTGTTCTTAAGCACCCACCACAAAAGTTTGAAACTTATGAAGATGAGATTCAATACTTGATTCAACATGAACAAAGAAATAAGTTTATTACAAATCTAACATTGGACTTGAAAGGAAATACTCTTGTTCTATTCAGTAGAGTAGAAGCACATGGAGCGGTTCTGTGTGAAATGATAAATACTAAAAAGCGAAGTGGCAGAAAAGTATTTTTTGTTCATGGTGGAGTTGATGCTCAAGAAAGAGAATTAGTCAGAGAGATTACCGAAAGAGAAAACAACGCAATCATTGTTGCTTCTTATGGAACTTTTTCTACTGGTATCAATATTAAAAACCTCCATAATGTTATCTTCGCCTCACCTAGTAAATCAAGAATACGAAATCTTCAGAGCATTGGACGAGTTCTTAGAAAAGGAAAAGACAAAGTAAAAGCAACACTTTATGATATTGCTGATGATTGTACTTATAACTCAAGAAAAAATTATACCTTAAATCACCTCATTGAAAGGATTAAGATCTATAATGAAGAGAACTTCAATTATGAAATAATCACAATACAACTAAAGAAAAATGGGAATTGAAGAAGATTTTTATGCAACAGTAAAGTTAAAAACAGGTGAAGAGATATTTGCAAGAGTAGCAGCATCTGAAGAAGAAGACAGGACAATACTTATTGTTACAAATCCTGTTGTCATAGGCGAAATCAAAAGCAGATACGGTGTTGTTGGATATAAGGTAGAACCTTGGTTAAAAACAACCACAGAAGATATGTTTTTGATTAACTTAGAAGATGTTCTAACAATATCCGAATCTTCTGATATAGACATGATAATGGTATATCAAAATTACATAAGACAATCTAACAAAGAAAAAAATAATGAATCAAAAATCAATAGAAGAATGGGATATATCTCCAATGTCAATGATGCTAAGGAGATATTAGAAAAGATCTTTAAGAGTAGCTAAGCTTTTATCTTTTCAACCCCGACAAAGGTTATTGTACAGTGTTTTGAATGCCTTGTCAAGCATTTATTTAAATGGTATAATCTATACATAATAATGATAAAAACTTATGATTACCACAGCAGTTATGACCAAGAGAAAGAGGTCAGAGCATTATGTCAACAACAAAGAGTTTCTTGCTGCATTGATCAAGTATCGTGAAGATAAAGAAATCGCACTGATTCAGGGGAAACCAAAACCCCCCATTCCTCGCTACATCGGAGAATGCTTTCTTAAGATTGCCAATCACCTATCATTCAAACCAAACTTTGTCAACTACATGTTCAAGGAGGACATGATTTCTGATGGCATTGAAAACTGTGTTCAGTATATTCACAACTTCAATCCAGAAAAGTCACAAAATCCTTTTGCATACTTCACTCAAATCATTCATTACGCTTTCCTTCGCCGCATTCAGAGAGAGAAGCGTCAGTTGGAAATCAAAAACAAAATCCTTGAGCGTTCTGGATTTTCTGAGGTATTTGACGACAACAGTATTGACGGATCCAACTACAGCGACTATAATAGTATCAAGGACGCCGTGCATTCCAAACTTCGTTACTGATGAAAGTTGCAATTATTACCGATCAACATTTCGGAGCACGAAAGAATTCTAATCTCTTTCATGATTATTTTCTAAAATTCTATAACGATGTATTTTTCCCAACACTCGAAGAGCATGGGATTACTACTGTTGTAGATATGGGAGATACTTTTGATAGTCGTAAGGGTATTGATTTCTCTGCTCTATCATGGGCTAAAAATAATTACTATGATCGTCTCCAAGAAATGGGGGTAAAGGTTCATACAATTGTAGGAAATCACACTGCTTATTATAAGAATACGAACAATGTAAATGCAGTAGATTTACTTTTGCGTGAGTATGATAATGTAACTGTATATTCGGAACCAACAGAGGTGATGTTGGGTCAACTTCCAACACTTTTTATTCCATGGATTAATCAAGAAAATGAAGCAAGAACTCTTAAACTTATTGAAAAGACAACTTGCCCGTGTGCGATGGGGCACCTTGAACTCCAGGGATTTAGAGTTAATAAACAAATCGTCATGGAGCATGGTCTGGAGGGCAAACTATTTGGCAAGTTCGCCAGGGTCTACTCGGGACACTATCACACTAGATCAAACAACGGAACAGTCTTCTATCTAGGAAATCCTTATGAGATGTTCTGGACGGATGTTGGAGACACCAGAGGATTTCACCTTTTTGATACGGAAACAATAACGCACGAACCTGTCAATAATCCTTATAAAATGTTTTATAACATTTATTATGAGGACACTGACCACCAAACTTTTGATACTCGTGAGTATGAGAACAAAATTGTGAAGGTTGTTGTTCGCAAAAAAACGGATACTAAAAAGTTTGAGAAGTTTATTGATAAACTGTACGCATCAAACATTGCAGAACTCAAGGTTGTTGAAAACTTTGATATGCAAGAACCCGAAAGTTTTGAAGCCTTTGAATCTGAAGATACTCTATCTATTTTGAATAGATATATTGCAGAGGCAGAAGTTAGTCTTGATAAATCAATCGTTCAAAAAATGATTCAGGAAATCTATCAAGAGGCATGTGAGTTGGTTTAATGTTCATTCTAACTATCAATGGCAAGGAAAAGGAGGGTGCATATTCTGTTACAGACGATGAAGGAGACCAAGTACTTTATCTGTTTGAAGAGGAAGATGATGCCACTAGGTATGCTATGATGTTGGAGGAGGATGGATACCCAGAAATGCATGTGATTGAAATAGAAGATGATGTAATGATTAAAACATGCGAATTGCATGATTATCAATATACTATAATCACCCCAAACGATATTGTTATTCCCCCCAAAAATGTGAGTCATGATTTTATTTAAAAATGTTCGTTGGCGTAACTTTTTAAGTACCGGTAACCAATATACCCAAGTTAATTTTACCGAGTATAACACCAACCTCATTATTGGTACAAACGGTGCTGGTAAGAGTACAGTTCTAGATGCCCTTACCTTTTCTTTGTTTGGAAAACCATTTCGCAAAATTAATAAACCACAACTCATCAACTCGGTAAATGAGAAGGATTGTAGAGTTGAGGTTGAGTTTTCTATTGGAAATATTGAATGGAAAGTTGTGCGGGGAATAAAACCTGCTATTTTTGAAATCTGGAGAAATGGCGCAGCACTGGATCAATCTGCTGCGGCACTAGATCAGCAAAAATGGTTGGAACAAAATGTTCTTAAGATGAACTATAAATCTTTCACTCAGATCGTGATTTTGGGTAGCAGTACTTTTGTTCCTTTTATGCAACTTCCTGCTGCTCACCGTAGAGAAGTCATTGAGGATTTGCTTGACATTAAAATCTTCTCTTCAATGAATACTTTGATTAAAGAAAAAATCAGAGTAATCAAAGAAGATATAAAAGTTCTTGAGTTGAAAAAGGAATCTCTTCTTGATAAGGTCAAGATGCAGGAAAGTTTTATTGGAGAACTTGAGAACCGTGGAAAGAAAGATATTGATGATAAAAATATTTCCATAATGTCTTTAGCAGAAGAAGTGGGACATTTGGTGGAAGACAATTCTTCCCTGGAAGAACCGCTGCGGGAGCAAATCAGGGAACAGGACAAACTGATTGGATACGCTGAAAAACTACGCAAACTTGGAAACTTAAAGGGCAAAATCTCTCAGAAAGTATCCACCATTACAAAGGAGCATAAGTTCTTTACTGAAAATACGGTATGCCCTACTTGCACGCAGTCTATTGAAGAGACCTTCAGAATAAATAGAATTAACGACGCTCAAGATAAAGCAAAGGAGTTGCAATCTGGTTATAAAGAACTAGAGGAGGCAATTAAAGAGGAAGAAGAGCGAGAGCGTCAATTCACAGCTCTATCGAAGGAGATCTCAAAACTAACGAATGGTATTTCTCAAAACAATATCAAAATTTCTGGTTGTCAAAAACAAATCAGAAATCTTGAACGTGAAATTCAAACTATTGCCGAGAACCTTGCAAACAGAAATTCTGAACATGAAAAGTTAGAATCCTTCAAAGAAAACTTAAAAACTACATACGATACTCTCGCTTCTAAAAAAGACACAATCAACTATTACGATTTTTCGTATAGTTTGCTTAAAGACGGTGGAGTAAAATCCAAAATCATTAAGAAGTATCTACCGCTGATAAATCAGCAAGTTAACCGTTATCTTCAGATGATGGATTTCTATATCAACTTCAC